TAAGGAATCTTGACTTGCACGCCTTCAAACGGCTTGGCATAGCGTGTTTTCATAACCTTGCAGCCTGCACGAATGCCATTGACTTCTGATACCTTGTTGCCGTCCTCGTCCTCTTTGAGTTTCATCTTTTTCATGGCAACCACAATACTGCTTGCATAGATAAAGCCTTGACCACCAGAGATTTTGTCATCGGGATCAAACATGTCTTGACTTGCGTATGTGTGGTTGGTACATACCAGGCCTACATTGTAGCTACCAAACATGTTGACACAGTTACGAACCAATGCAGTCAGTGCCTTGGGCTTGCGACCCAGATCACCTTTCATTTCACCAGCTTCGAACTGATTAACGTCTGTGGGAGTCAACAACATGCCCAAGCTGTCAATCACAAACAACACCTTGGGACGCTCGCCGTCGGGTAAGCCCTTGTAGTCGCTCATGAATGTGGAAATAGTCTTGGCCACATCGTCGATCATGGCCATGCTGAGTTTGAGCAATTTGCTCTCTGATGTGTCTACACCCAGGGCTTTGAGCCAGTCTTCGTCAAGAGCGTTTTCACTATCAATCAGCACCACAAAGATACCCTGTTCTTGTGCGTGTTTAACAATGTTGCCTGAACAAATGTAGCTTTTGCCTGCACCCGAGTCGCCAGCAAACACAGTGACCTTGCCCAGTGGAATACCACGGTTAAAGTCTCCCGAGATCAAGTAGTTCAAGGCATAGTTGCCTGTGGAGATCCAGTCTGTTGGATCGTTGAAGCCAATACTAAGGCCGTCAATGCTTTTGGTAATTTCCTTACGGAATTTTGAAATGTCAAATGGTTTTCCCATATTTTTGCCTATGTAAAAAGAAACACTGGGGCCATTGCCCCAGTGTGAATCAGAGTTTATTACTTCTGTTGACGGCTACGAATCATGGCCAAAATGTCTTCGGCTTTTTGATTTCCGCCTGCTGGCTTAACAATAGGGGATGCTGCCGCAGGTGCGTCTTCCACGTCAAATGGTGGATCTTCTGCTGCCACTGCAGGTGCCGCTGTACGTGCCATAGGTGCAGGTGCTGCGGCTTCGTCTGTGCTGCTGCCTTGAGGCGCGCCAACTCCGGCTGGGCGGAAGTACTGACCCCAACGCTCAGTGTCATAAGGCTGACCGTCAACTGATGCTTCAAACATTTCCTTCATTACCCTGAGCTCAACATCAGTTGGCTTCTTGGGCAAGAATGTGCTCAAATCAAACAAGCCGTGTGTGTCCACAGCAGATTGTTCTGCTTCGGTCAGGGCTGACTCTTTGCGAGCCCACTTGCTGGTTGAATAGTCTGCATAACCGCCTTTGGAGGTCTTGCTGATACGGAAGTCCAAGCCACGCATCATGTCAGTTGGCAATTCTTCCAGTTCAGGATCCATTAGTGCACCTTTGATGGTTGCAAACAATTGTGGACCAATGATGAACTTGCGAATTGGATTGTCTGGCGTTTTGTCATCGCCGATGGGATTTTCACGCACAAAGCCTTGGAAAATGTAGCTACGCTTTTTCCAATACTTGCGACCCATGTCTTCAAGACTCTTGTCTTTGAACCATGTGCGAACTTCTGCCAAGATTGGACAGGCCTCGTTCCACATTTCCACGCATGGCACTTGAACCATGACTTGCTTGGAGTCCATTTCTCCTTTGACGCCGTTGAAAGGCAAACGAATCATTGCTCGTTCAATCCAAAAGAAAGTGTTTTTGCTGTTGCCGTCGGGAAGAAAACGCAGTGTGGCACTTTGGCCTTCTTCCATATTCCAATGCGGGTAGATTGACTTGTCTCCGCCCCCGGTGGATTGCCCACCTTTGTTGTTTTCTGCTGCCTGTAGTCGTGCTCTGATTTCTGCTAATGATGCCATAGTAATTTCTCCTTGTAAAGTTGCCTATGTGTGTTGCCTATCTAATTGCTTAGATCTTGTGTTGCCTGTGCCACAAAAGAAAAAGCGCAAACACAGTAGTAGTATATGCGCTTTTGTCTGCTGTGTCAATGTTATTTATATCATTTGAGCAAAGCCAGTGATTTTATTCTTGCCAATTCGTCGCTCTCGTAGTAGCTGCTGGTGATTGCGGCATTGTAGTTCATGGGGTCATCATTCTTGCCTTCGTCCATGTCATCTTCTGGTTTGCCATACAAGTATGTAACAGTTCCCATTGGGCTTATAACGTGTGTAACATCGTAGCCTTCGTCGTCAAATTGAGCCAATAGCTTTTTGGCGCCAACAACTTCATATCGGTCAGGCGTATATTCGTGTACTAGTTCGTCACCGTCCATGACTCTCCAGATGTTGTTGCGCTGATAGTAGTATTTGTCTCTTTCACTGCCTTCTTCCATTGGAGCAACAGCACCAGCCACTGTACCGCCCATGTTTTCGTCCATGTCACATCCAGCTTCGAACGTGGCCAAATTATCAGCTTCGTTGACTTCGGGTTCAGCCTTGACACCAGGTACTTCCATGCCCATTTCTTTCATTCTGGCAATGATCACAGGACGGGCATCAGCATTGGCATCGCGGTCCGCCAAATCACTCAGTCGATCAAACAGTTGATCATCACCCAGGATGTCGTACAGTTGCTCTTTTGCATTGGCAGCGTCAGGTCCAACAGGTAGTTCTTGATTCAACAAGCTGTACAGTGTGTCTTTGGATTCAGGAGTTTCAGGCAGTGCCCAGGTTCCTTCGACCAAGTTGTTGGCCCAGGATTCAAATTGATCTGCTTCTTTCATTGTGTTTCCTTGTATTTTTGCCAGAGTAGGCAGTGCTGCTTCGATTCGAGTGTCCAGTGTTTGCTCAATAAACATGGTCTTGAGATCTTCAACCAGTGCTTCTTGAGCACCAACATCAGCCGGTGTCCAAGATTCAAAATAGGTCTGATAACCTCGAGCAGTGGATATGTGCTTTAGGTTATTCTGCAGGTTGTGATAGTATTCACGAGCAGCTTCGACCAGTTGTTGTGTTTGACCTTCAAACATTTTGTTGTGGCTGGCGCGGTTGAAGCGAGCCAACACACTCATTTCTTGTATGGTTTCTGAGATGTGTGCAGCACGTATGTCGTAGGGCTTGCCACCTTGACGCACATGTTCCAACATGGCACGACCGCCAACCAATTTGTTAAATGGCAGTCGGTATCGTTCTCCGTCAGTAGTTTCGATAAACAAACTTTCCACATATCGATAACGCTTGTCGTTTTCGCCCAGCAGTCGATTGTGATTGATCACCAGACGAGCCTGTGTGCGTTCGCCCATGTAGCTGACTCGGCGTGTGCCGTAATAGCCTTCAAACAAGCCCTCTTTGATGGCAGCCATGCCTGCCATGGTGTGTTTGATGGCATTCAAATTCTTGGGGGTAAATGTGTGAAAGTTATGACGTGTAGAAAACTTGCTCATTTGTTGCAAGAACTGGAACCACTCGTCTTTGTCTTCGGGATTGTCCATGCTTTTGCCCAGGTTGTCCCCAAAGAACAGCATAAGGTCCTGATCGTCGCCAATCAAGATCACTGCTGTGCCGTAGTTCTTGCCTGAACTGGCAATGTAGTCAAATTTGAATACTGAACCCTCATCGGGCGTGGTCTCACGTCCTTGTGCGTCACTGACGTTGGGGTCGAAGTTTTTGCTGACCAGTAGGTCATAAAGGTCTTTGCTGATATTGATGTCTTGTGCCATGGTAGTATATTTAGCGCATCAATATAAACGGCAACGGCTCTATCATCGTATCAGCAAAATCTCGCATCTGAGTATCTAGCTCACTATGATAACTTTGCAATAATTGCAACATGCGTACTGCCAATAACGAACCCATGATTAAGTCATCAGTCTCGCCGGGTTTGGCGGCATAACCAGAGCCGTTGGCCACAAAGGTCTTTAGTTCACTGACTAGTAATCCACTGTTAATAGTCATCTTGCCAGTCTCAACTAATGTTTTAAACTTGCTACATGCTGCTAACTTGCTTTTATTGGTAGTATTAAATCCTTTGCGATATCTTCGGCCACTAGAGTTAACAACAGAATTGTCGCTTAAAAAATATCCAGGAATATTTTCTTCCCCGTAATGTTCAATGGACACAAGAGCAGCTTCTCCTAGGGTGTTATTTTCTACTGAATAATAAATATTTTTTGAGTCAGTGACCGTTTCGTTAATATGCCGACATATGTCAACCATTATACGAACTTGTTCAGGAACTATAGTTTTGTTATGCCGCCACTCGGCTACCTGGATTGTGGTGTTAGCTTCGAAAACCTGAATAGCCGCTGGGTCTCCACCGGTGCCTAAGCTAGGATCTAATGCAATTACATAGATTTTATCTTTCTCAGGCTTTTTAAACCAACGAACTTGTCCAGTCTTGTATATAGGATCTGTTCCTGCCAAATCCATTAATTTAAGTGGGTTAATTAGAGTTTCCTCATCCTGCACAAATTCACAATCCATTTCTCGACGAAAACGTTCTTCGCCCAGCTGTGCTCGTTGTTCTTCTGCCCATGCATCATCACGGTCCGGGTGCTCACGCCAAAAAGCACGAAAAGCTCGGAATCCGTTGATGCCCAGTCCGTTGGGCCTTGGGTTACCAAACTCGTCTTCGATCTTGTTGGCTCCTTTCCAAATGTAAGCAAACTGATCTTCGTCTGAGTTTGGAGTTGATGTGATAATGGCTTTACCACCTGTTGACAGTGTGGGCGTGATTGAAGTCCAAAACTCTCGGGCAATTGTAGGTCGAACAAACGCAAATTCGTCTAGATACAGCAAGGTAATACTCATACCTCGACCAGTGTTTTCTGTAGTGGTTTGCGATACAATACGGCTACCATTGTCAAACTCTAGACTGCCTTTGTTGTAGCTGGTGGCACCTGCACGAATGTGATTGGGGCACAACTCATAAGCATATCTTATGCGTTGCATAATTTCCTGTGCGCCCAGATACTTGTGCGCTGCAATCAGGATAGTGGCATCGGGCACAAACATAGCGTACCACAACAGGTATCCTGCTGCACTGGTACTTTTGCCAGTTTGTCGAGGCATCAAGGAGATTGAGAAACGATTGGTGTGGTAATTTTCAATCAGCTTTTTTTGATAATCAAACGGATGATACAGCATCTTGCCTTTGGTAGGATGCTGTATATGAAAAAAGTTGTCCATAAAGTACATGGGACCGGTCACAGGATCAGCACAACGAGCAAACTGCTCCAGCTCAGATTCTGAATAAGTTTCTCTACGGTGCGGTGCTTTGACCAGTATTGCGTCAAGTGTGTTGGGTTTTGGACCAATCATTTGTTATCCTAGTTGCAATTCTACAATGCGCCCGATTGTGTCAAGAAAAGTAAGAATTTTATTTTGGTATTATCCATGAGTATGATGTGAGTCTAAACGAATGGGTAGGCACCGGCGTCAACATGGCATGCCACAATAACTTTCTATACCCTTGATCATCGGGCTTGTTTATTACTATATATCCAGAATTGGGTTCATGACAGAATTGATATCTCAGCGAATTGGTATTTTTGAACCAATAAAATGCTGTGCTGTGCAATATATCAGTGCCAATCCAAGTCAACTGCATGCTGCCAGGCATTTCGCCATCAGTATGCATTTCACAAGTGAAGCCTGGCTCGTCCAGCCAAAACGCAGTGTCTGAGTAGCCACGAATTGGAATTCCCAGTTGTTGTTCAACTTTGGGCCAGATGTTTTGCATGTGCGAATGCCATTGGTCAATCCAGGGTAATGCAGTGTGGTCGATTCTGCGTCGTGCCCAACTTTCCTGCCCTGGTTGTCTTTGCCAAGGCAAATTTAGCCAATCAGTGCTCAACACCTGGAAAACCAGATCAGGTTCGAGTACCTGTTGTATCTTGAACAGATTGTTTTCGTTGTCAACTGGATAAACGTTCATGATGTCAAATTTTAAACTACTTTTTATAACCATCAACAAATTTCTTGGTCAGTATATCGTGTATCGTTGGACCGCTGTGCATGTAATCTCTAGCATACCCATTTTCTTCAATATCCCAACACATGTGTTCTTCAGCATTGAGTATTGTGCACGGTATATTTAAGTCTGCGCATAGCTGTCGTATTGCCAAAACGTTTTTGCGCTGATTTATCATTGCATTCTTGTCATTCAAAAACCAATGTTTGAGATAATGGTCATTGGGACTGAACAAGCTACTCTGACTTTGTGGCAAAAACACTTCTATCGGTAATTGATGATGACCCAGTGATGGGTCTTGTGCATCAAGTAACACTTCAATCCTATGCCTTGGCGGTACCAGCATGCACACATAGTCAGGCTTTAGTGCAGGCACCCAGTATTCAGCCAATCGATAACAACTATCTGCACTGTATCCACCCCAGGCCAAGTTGGCACATTTCATGTTCAAGGCTGTGGCTGTTTTTCGTGCCCATGTTGCTTCATCAGGCAGGCCAATACCAATGGTGTAACTACAACCCAGGGCCACCATGTATGGACCGCCATCAAATTCGTCAGCACGGAATCCGTAGTTGTTGAACTTGTATGTGATAGCACCTGGCTGGTCCCATCCCAGTTTGGCAAAATACGCACGATGAATTGGGCCTTGGATTAATTTTTTGTAGCTTTCTTTGGTGTCTGTTGGTAACCAATCCAATGTTTCATTGACATGAAAGCTACCAAAGTGAACAGGAGGGTTTTTAAAGGGTGCCATGGTGTTATTTGCATAAAAAAATTAATTCAGGCCACAATGTGACAAACTTTCCTTTTGTGTCAGGATGGAACTGGTTTTCAATTTCTTGAATGTGATTTGCAAACTCAAGACGCAGGTCATCACGTGATTGCAAATTAGTCAATACATTTTCAAAAAATTGTCTTTCGCTATCAGTGCACAGATCAGTGGACAGCAGTCGTGTTATTTCTTTTTGTGCATCACTGGCCACGCGGCTACCCAGTCTAGCAGGATCAAGATATTCTGGTTGATATAAACTTTGCCACTGTATGCTAAGATTGTTGTCTCTAGCAAATTGTGTAAGATCTACCAGTCGAGTTGCATTGTATATGTTGTACACTGCATGAATTCCTCCCCAGTGGCCTTTTGTGCTCATCAATTGTTGGATCTGTGTGATGTTGGCCAGTAGTTGTTGCCATTTGGCACCATATCGTACGTATTCAAAACGTTGTTCTATGTTGTCAAAACTCAGACTCCACCCTACTCGTTCTCGCGTGCAAAGTTTGCGAAATATTTTGTTGGTTTCAAAGTCCACTGCCACGTTGGTGATCAATGTAACAACACAGTCTTGAGGAATAACGTCCAGCAATCGCTCGTTTTCTGGCAACAGCAAAGGTTCTCCGCCAACCAATGCTACTTCTCTGATGTTGTCCCGATGCTGTTCTAAGTAATCACACACTGACTCGTAGTAGGGTCTGGCTCCAGATTTTACAGGTATGCCTTTGAGTGCTGCCCATTTTGAACTACAGGCTTCGGCACAGTAATTGCAGCTGAGATTGCAAGTGGTGTTCCAGCGAACATCAATTAGTGTAGGTATGTGTTCGGTATCGCCAGCAGTGGCAGAATCAAACTCAGGACTGACATTGTTGTGCCAGTCACGTTCGCTACGACCATAGCGTTCAGCCTGCACACAGTTGTAGCAGTATGCGTGTGGTTCGCCACGACGTATACTTTGACGTATTTCCTGCATCACAGGACCATGCAAGATTTGTTCAATAGTGTGAGTGTTGAGATTGCCCAGCATGTTGGGGTCGCCGGCACAGCAGGTTTTGACATCGCCTCGGGGATTGATATGCAGGCCACGCCAGGGGGCTGCGCAAAAGAAATTGGACATGCAGTATTTACATGCCCAATTTGATTGAGAAATTAATTACACCAGCTTTGTTTGGCGTCGCCGTAGTATTCACGGGCAAAACCGTTGGCAATTAGACCTTGGCGCAGGCTACGGCCATCTAGAATGATATCACCCAGCACACGACCACCAAACTTGTCCCAGGCATACAGTGTGACCTGTCGCTTTTGGCTGGTTGCTATTGCATTTTTGGTAAATTCAGTGGCTGCTAGACCGCGAGCATTTTCCTGTGGGCACTGGGCACGGTGTCCTTTTTCTGGAGTGTCAACACCAAAGATTCGTACAGCCAGTTCAGGCTTGAGCGGAGCAGGTAGAAACGGAGCTGCTATGACCACAGTGTCTCCGTCGTTGATGCGCACAATTTGTGCGTCATAGGTCACACCCTGTGGGGTCTTTTGTGCCAGGGCCAGTACAGGCACAAGCAATAAGGTTAGTAGTAGTTTTTTCATATTAATATTAAGTGTAGTAAACAATTTCACCAGTTGTGGGATTGTATGCCATTTGGTAGAAGCCTGCAGGTA